AAGGTCTTACTGGTGAAGTCTTAGGTGATAGAATAACTGATTTAGAAATGAATGAAGTTAAATCTATTACTGGAGTTTTAGATACTGCAGCGTGGTCAAGAACAGGATATACAGGTCCTACGATTGGTGAAATACTAATTAAAAAAGGACATAAACTCAGAAGAGCTGATAAAAATAGAATAGCTGGTAAAATACAAATACACGAACATTTGCGACAAAATAACGAAACAGGTAGACCAAGATTGCAAATAACAAGTAGTTGTGTTAATTTAATAAAAGAATTACAAAGTCTACCATTAGCGAGTTCTAATCCAGAGGATGTAGATACTCATTCGGCTGACCATGCTTATGATGCTTTGCGTTATATGATTATGGGTAGACCTAAATTAGACCATCCTTATGATAGGATGTTAAGAATAAAAACATCTGGATATGTACCTTCAGATGATAAATTTGGATATTAATGGCAGACAACGAAAATACATTTTTAAATGCAAATAACATCTATGAAGAAGTAGAGGGTGAAGCTGGTAAAAATTTAAATCTTGAAGAAGACCAACGTATAAATTTAGTTGGTACAATTCTTGATAGATTTTACAAAGCAGAAGATGCTCGAAGGTCTGATGAACGTAGATGGTTACGAGCTTACGAAAATTATCGTGGACTTTATGGTAAAACTGTAAAGTTTAGAGAATCTGAAAAATCTAGAATATTCGTTAAGATAACTAAAACAAAAGTACTTGCTGCTTTTGGACAATTAGTAGATGTTATTTTTGGTACAGGTAAATTTCCTATAGGTATTTCTGAAACTAAATTACCAGAAGGTGATAAAGAAGATGCCTTCTTAGATGTTAATAATCCTAATCCTTCTATAGAATCTGGTAATGTACCTGATAATATTGGTAATAGAATAGAAGATGAACCAGTTGAAAGTATTTATGCTTATGGTTATGAAGGAGATGGTAAAGTTTTAAAACCCGGTGCTACTATTGGTACTGGAATGTTTGAAAAAAGTATTGAAGAACTAGCTGATGAAGCTGGTATTTTAAAAGAAGGTTTAACACCTGACCCATCTATTATGGAAATATCTCCAGCACAAAGAGCTGCGAGAAGAATGGAAAAATTAATCCATGACCAAATAGAAGAATCGAATGGTTCATCAGAAATAAGAAATGCACTTTTAGAATCTGCATTACTTGGTACAGGTATTGTTAAAGGTCCATTTAATTTTAATAAAACTTTAAATAGATGGACTTATGATGAAGAAGGAGAAAGAAAATTTAATCCTCTTGAAGTTAGAGTACCAAGAATAGAATTTGTAAGCTGTTGGGATTTTTACCCAGACCCTGCAGCAACTAATATAGATGAATGTGAATATGTAATACATAGACACAAAATGAATCGTAGTCAATTAAGGCAGTTAAGAAACATGCCTTTCTTTGATAAAGAAGCTATTAGAGAATGTTTAAGACTAGGAGCTAACTACGAAGAAAAAAGTTTTGAAGCTCAACTAAAAGATGATTCTACTGTTGATGAAGAATACTCTTCAAACTTTGAAGTCCTTGAATACTGGGGTATTATGGATGCAGAGTATGCTAGAGAAGTTGGTATTGATTTACCTGATAGTGTAGATGATTTAGATGAGATACAGATAAATGCATGGATATGTGGTAATAAATTATTACGAGCAGTAATAAATCCATTTACACCTTATCGTATTCCATACAATGCTTTTCCTTATGAAAGAAACCCCTATAACTTTTTTGGTATAGGTATCGCTGAGAATATGGATGATTCTCAACAGATTATGAATGGTCATGCTCGGATGGCTATTGATAATTTAGCATTAGCTGGTTCATTAGTATTTGATGTTGATGAATCGGCTCTTGTTGGTGGACAGAACATGGAAATATATCCGGGTAAGATATTTAGAAGACAAGCAGGAGTACCGGGTCAGTCTATATATGGCTTAAAGTTTCCTAACACTGCACCAGAAAACATGATGATGTTTGATAGGTTTAGACAGTTAGCAGATGAACAAACAGGTATTCCTAGTTACTCACATGGACAAACTGGAGTACAAAGTATGACACGAACTGCTTCTGGTATGTCAATGTTACTAGGAGCTGCTAGTTTAAATATTAAAACAGTTATTAAAAATCTTGATGACTTTTTATTAAAACCATTAGGAGAGGCTTACTTTCAATGGAACATGCAGTTCTTTGAAGGTGAGGTAGATGTGGTAGGTGATTTAGAAGTTAAGGCAACTGGTACAAATAGTTTAATGCAGAAAGAAGTTAGAAGTCAAAGACTAACAATGTTTTTACAAACTGCACAAAATCCAACTATTGCACCATTTGTTAAAATATCTAAATTGGTTAGTGAACTTGCCTATAGCTTAGACTTAGACCCTGATGAAATTTTAAATGACCCAGAAGAAGCAGCTATGATGGCACAAATTATAGGAATGCAAAATGCTGGACAAAACACAGGCGAGGAAGCTCAACCCGGTAGTCAACAACCCACAGGTGTGGGAGGTGCTGGTGGAGTACCTCAAGGAACGCAAAATGTTGGAGTTACAGGCACTGGCGGTGGCAACATCGGAATCGGAAATGTTCCGGTTGCAGGGGAAGATAGCTTCTCTGGTACACTTAGAGGCTCTGCCCCAACAGGTCAAGGAGGCTCTGAATAGAATAGAGGAATAAATATGGCTAAAAGAAAAAAAACAGAACCTGCACTTTTACAAAAAGGAAAGAGAGAGACTTTTCAAGATAAAATGGACCGTTTAATTGGACAAAGCCCATTTCAAGAAAGAGACGAGTTAAAACGTCAATTACAAGATGAAACTTTTAAAAAAGTTATAGGCGAAGAAAAAGAAAAAGAATTGCGAAATCGTTTAAATCAATTATTAAATCGTGATGTTATAATGCTTGAAAATAAAGCATATTTAGATAAAAGAAAAGATTTTTTAGATAATGAAAAATTTAAAATAGAAAGAGATGCATTAAGACGACAAGGTGAAACTATTAAAAAGTTAAATGAACGTGATATAGATAAATTAAAAAGACAAAATAAACAAGAAGGTGGACTATTAGCAGACGACAGAGAAAAGTTTGTATTTGGTACAAGTACAATAGCTAAAATGATAACAAATTTAGTTAAAAAATCTCCTACACCTAAACAATTTAAAAATGATAAAATTATTAAAGAATTAGATAAAACAGTAGAGTATCATCAAAATCGTATAAAAAATCATGACTATGAAGCTGAAATAGAATCTGCTGGTGGTCGAGATGCATTTGCAACAAGTGAATTGCAGGAACTAAGTCCTGAGTTTGATAAATTGCAAATAGAAATAATTTTAAAAGAAAAAGATGATTTAATTAAGAAAGCAATAAAAGAAAATAAAACTCCTACTGAAATATTAAAAGAATTGCAATCTCAAGAACTTGAAGAATTTCCAAAAAGAAGTCCACTTAATGTTGGTGGTGAATTACAAAATCCTGAAAAAGCTGATTTAGATAATGATGGTAAACTATCATCTTATGAAAAAGCTAGAGGCGAAGCTATTGAAGAAAACATGCGTGATAAAAAAGCTGTAGGTGGACTTGGTGGAATGTTTGGAAAGGTAATACATACAATAAGAACTAATCCTCAAGCTAGGCAAAAACTTGGTATGCCTGAATTAGAAACAGATGAATATGGACAATTAAAACCTTTACCTCCAGCAAGAATAAGTGCACAAGTAGGTGGCATGATGATGGATGACCAAATGGCAGACATGCTGGAAACAGAAGAACCATCTGATATGGATAATCAAATGGCAGATATGATGCCAGAAGAAAAAACAGCAGAACAAAAAGCTATTGAAAAAGCACAAGCTCCAGATGAAGAAATGGAAGAAAACTATGTAGACTTTTTAATAGATGAAGCATTAGATGATGAAGAAGAAGAAATGCTAATGAAAGAATTACAAGCAAATCCAAAACTTAGTATGTTGTTTGACAAAGTTATGGAAGTTGCAATGGAATTTTCAGGCTCAGGACCTGTTGAAGGTCCGGGGTCAGAAGTCTCCGACAGTATACCCGCAAGGCTATCTGACGGTGAATTTGTCTTTACTGCAAAGGCTGTAGATGTTTTAGGAGTTGACAATTTAATGTCACTAATGAAACAAGCTGAAGCTCAAGCAGACGAAAGACAAACAGCTCAAGACGGTGGGCTAATGGAAGAAGAAGATACTGTTATGCCGGTTGAACAACAACCAGTTAGACAGGATATTCGAGTTACTAAAGAAACAGTTGGTTCTCAAGCAGCAATGCAAGAAGAAGACGATTTAGTTGGTGATGAGATTAAAAAATCTATGCTTTCTAATAGACCATACGTTAGAAGCTAGGCGATAAAGCTACCCTGTTACAGGCACTTTATCTTATTTAAACTGAAAGGCGACCTTTACAAGACAAGCCCTGCAAGTGCACACGCAGCTACCTTGTTAAACGAAGCCCTGAGTAGGAGTACAAAATGACAGAAGAAGTCAAAAATGAGGAACAGCCAAATCCTTATAATTTAAAAAAATCTTGGCACGAAGGAAATGATAAACCTTTTCAATCAGCAGACCAGCTTTACTTTGAAGAGCCATCTGAAAAAAATAAATTATTTAAATCAGGTGATGTTAATGAAGCAGAGCAGGTTGGTAATGTTGAAGTAGATAATTTGGAAGCTAAGGATAGTCCTTATAAAAAACCAGACTACAAAAAACGTTACGATGATTTAAAAAAACATTATGATAGTAAACTTAATGAGTTTAAAATCAGAGAGCAAGAGCTTTTAAATGAAGCAGCTAGTAATAGACCAGCTTATCAAGCTCCTAAAACTGAAGAAGAACTTGAAGAGTTTAAAACAAAATATCCTGATGTTTTTGAGGTTGTAGAAACAGTAGCTCATATGCAAAGCGAATCTAAGGCAAAAGTTCTAGAAGAACGTCTTAGTCAACTCCAAGAACGTGAAGCTCAAATGTTAAAACAATCTGCAGAAGAAAGGTTAATGGAAAAACATCCTGATTTTGATGAAATTAGAAACAGTGATGACTTTCATTCATGGGCAAAAGAGCAACCCCAGTCTATACAAGATTGGATTTATAATAACTCTAATAACCCTGATTTAGCTAGTCGTGCATTGGATTTATTTAAAAAAGACTTAGGAATAGAAGCTGCTCCAAAAAAGACAACTTCTAAAAAGACTAAATCTGCTGCTGATATGGTATCTACTAAAACAACAAGTGTAGAACCTAAACAGGAAAAGATATGGTCGGAAAGGGAGATTGCTGCAATGAGTATGGCTGAGTTTGATAAACACGAAGCTGAAATAAGCGAAGCTATGCAACAAGGCAGAATCACAAAATAAACTATAAATACACAGGAGTATTATCATGGCTCAATTTTTTGAACCTTCAACTGATACTGATGCAAACTTTGCGAACTCCGTAAGTGGACAAACTAATAGTTTCTTTTTACCTTCGATTTACTCTAAAAAGGTTTTAAACTTTTTCAGAAAAGCATCGGTGGTTGAAGCTATTACTAACACCGACTATGCCGGTGAAATATCTGCTTTCGGAGATTCTGTAAAGATTATCAAAGAACCTGTAATCTCTGTATCGGATTACACTAGGGGTTCTGATACTACTGCTACTAAATTAACTGACCAAGAGTTAACTTTAGTTGTAGATAGTGCAAAGGCTTTCAAATTCATCGTAGATGATATTGAAACTAATATGTCACACGTTAACTTCAAAGAAGTAGCAACTTCTTCTGCAGCTTACGCATTAAGAGATTCTTATGATGCTGCAGTAATCGCTGCTATGTTCTCTGGATTGTCTGCTTCCTCACCTGACCACACAATAGGTGCGGATGCTGCTGCTGCTACTCAAACTATGGGTCAGCATCAAGGTGGTTCTAACTCTGTCGACCTTACAGGTTCTGACGGTACTGGAACTGACCCACTTGACATGATGGCATTTATGGCTAAATTGCTAGATGAGCAAAACGTTCCTGAAGAAGGAAGATGGTTCGTTGCACCACCTTCATTCTACAATGAACTTTCTCAATCTGGTTCTAAGTTAATGTCTGTAGACTTTAACGCAGGTCAAGGCTCTATAAGAAATGGTCTTGTATCTAGTGGTAAATTAAGAGGATTTGACATGTACAAATCTAATAATGTTGCTGCTACTAGTACATGTACTGGCAAGGTTCTTGCTGGACACATTTCTTCTACTGCAACTGCACAAACTATTATCTCAACTGAAGTGTTGAGAGACCCAACTTCGTTTGGTGACATAGTTCGTGGATTGCACGTATACGGAGCTAAGGTCCTTAGACCAGAAGCTTTAGTTGGTGCTTTTTACACAGTAGACTAAATATAATTGGGGGAGTCTTCGGACTCCTCCTTTTTAGGAGAATAACATGGAAAACAAAATTATGTATTACGAAACTATTCATCAGAAAGAAGAAAAGTGTTCTGAGATGGTAGGTCACAATACTATGAGATTCAAATACGAAGAATCTAAGGGAGAAAAATAATGTACGGAATGGACAAAAAGAAAAAAAAGAAAATGATGTACGGTGGTTCTGCTCGTAAGAATATGAAACACGGTGGTCCTCACAATAAAATGGACAGAATTGGCATGGCTATGGGCGGTGCTATGGATGTACAACAACCTAACTAAAATGAAAGTTGCAGCTCCAAAAGGTTATCATTGGATGAAACAGCCAAATGGCAGTTATAAACTAATGAAGCACTCTGGAAAGTTTGTTAAACATAAGGGTGCTTCATTAAAAGCAGATTTCAAAATACAAAAAAGACATACTAAAAAATAATGGCAACTACATATTTAGACTTAACTAATGAAATACTTAGAGAACTAAATGAAGTTCCGCTAACTTCTACAAACTTTGCAAGTGCTGTAGGTTTTCAACAGTTTGTTAAAGATTCTATAAACAAAGCTATCTTTGACATAGCAAATGAAGAACCACAGCTACCATTCTTTTCCGCAGGACTAAGTGGAGCAACAGACCCGTTTTACGGTAATACAACTGTTGCGACAGTAGCTGGACAAAGATGGTATACATTAAAAGCTGATAGTTCTAGTATAACTACAGACTTTGCATCTATTGATTGGGATGATTTTTATATTACTACAATTAATGTTTCTGGTGAGTCAGCTCCGTTTGTTTCTAATGGATTAAAACATATTAACCTTGAAGAGTGGCGAAGATTTTTAAGAGACCCAGAAAATTCAGATGATGCAAATACACAAGCTTATGGTGAGCCTAAATATGTATTTAAATCTCCAGATAGTAGAAAGTTTGGGTTAAGTCCAATACCAGACAAAGTTTATAATGTACACTTTTATGCATTTAACAGACCAACAGCATTAAGTGCTTTTGGTGACGAAATAGTTTTTCCAGAACAATACAGTAATGTAATTACAGCTAGAGTTAGATATTATGTGTGGCAATTTAAAGAAAGTCCACAACAAGCTGCATTTGCATTAGAAGATTATAAAAAATCATTAAAACATATGAAGTCAAGTTTAATTAATCCTACCCCAAGAGCTATGGTAGATGACAGACTTTATTATTAATTTATGGCACGTTCACAACCATATACAGTAGCATGTTCAGGAGGTTTAGTTACCGCATCAAATGCTATTGATTTACTTAAAACTCCCGGTGTAGCAACTGAGTTAAAAAACTTTGAAGTTTCTACTAAAGGTGGTTATAGACGTATTAATGGCTTTACAAAATTTGGTGGTGGTAGTGCAGTACAACCTACTGGAGGTACAGCAACTATTTTAGGTGCAATACCTTATGCAGATGGTGTAGTTGTTTGTGCAGGTACAAGTATTTATTTTAGTCAAACTGGTACAAGTTGGATGGAAATAAATAGAAGTAGTGTTTCTTCTAGTGGTGTAACTAAAACAGCATTTGAACTTCTTTCAGTTTTAACTAGAACTAATCAAGCACAATGTCAGTTTGCTTTATTTGAAAGTGCTACATCAGATTATGGAACATTAGTTATTGCTGATGGAGTTAATAAACCTTATGCATTTAGAATGGAAGGTACAGGTGCATTAAATACAAGAACATTTTTTGGTGAAGAAATTACTGTT